TTGGGAAAGCTCATTATTTTATAAAGGACTTTACGCAAGATACGGAACTTCAAACAGAAGAAATTCTAAAGAAGATGAGTAAGAAAGAATTGATTCAACACATTATCGAGTTAGAAGAAAAGGCATATACTACTGTAATTCGTGAAAATAAACACTGAAAAATGATATACATCCTACGATGAAACCAATTAAATTACTAGCTCGATTGATTGCAAATTCGAGCAAAAAAGGATGGAAAGTTATAGATTTATTTGGTGGTTCAGGAAGTACCTTGATTGCTTGTGAACAACTAAATAGGCAAGCATTTTTGATGGAATATGATCCGGTGTATGCTGATGTTATTGTAAAAAGATATGCAAGTATGGGAAAAGAGGATATTAAACTAATCCGAAATGGAGTGGAATATTCTTGGGAAGCCATCAAAAAAGAATTCTGAAAAAGGAGATAGCCATGAAAGAGAACTTTACGGAAGCTCAAGTAAAAGTCCTAGAGCTATATATAAAGCTTGAAGTGGCTAAGTTTGGGAACACAAAGAAAGAGAAGTACGAAGAAATACAGAAAAGAACGAAACAATCCATAAACACAATAACTTCCTGGATTTATCGTTACTTAGAAGATTTTAAAAAATATATTCAAGAAATTGAAAAAAAAGAAAAAAATGCAATAATATCCAATTTTGAGGGCTTGACAGAAAAACAAACGAAATATGTGTTAGCAAGAATGAACGGAATTGGGAAAAAAGAAGCTGCTATCTTAGCTGGATATAGTCCAAAAACAAAGCCGGCTAATATTGAAAAAGCTCCTGTGGTAGCAGATACTATAGCAAAAATAAGACAGAAGTATTTTAACGATGAATCTTTTGGAGCAGAAGCACAACTCAATCATCTTAAGTTTGTGATTGATATGGGAAAGGCTGGAGTAAAGACGATTGAATATATTGATGAAAAAGGACCGGAAGGAACATTGCATCGAAAGACAATCAAACATGAGTATCCATTGCAAGCTATCAATGCGGCAGTGAGAGAAGTAAACTCTATGCTTGGGTATAACTACATGGATGAAATGAGAGCAGAGCAACTCAAGAAAAAGAAACAAGAGCAATTGGTATTGATTGAGTGATGAAAGAATTTAAGGTACTGTCGGGAGATTTTACAGGCAGAGGGTCAAGGAGGCTCGGGAAAAATCAAATTGCTAGGAAATTTTGAGCTTGCCAAAATTTTTTCAAGGAGAATCTGGAGGGAAAAAATGCAACAAATACTTGCTACAGAAAGCAGATTAGCAAAATTATTTCAATTTTCAGAAAGAAAAGTTCGAGATTATTTTAAAGCTGCTAGGGTTTCTCCGGGAAAATATGATTTGCTTCAGTCTATTGAGATTTTTGTGGAAAGTAATTCAGGAAAAGATGAAGCTGCTGAATTAAAAAGAGCAGAAAAAGAACTGAAAGAATATAAGTTGAAAATTTTGAAAAAAGAATATCATGCAGAAGCTGATGTAGTAAGAATAGTTGCAGATATGAACTATAATTTTAAATCAAAACTTATGGCAATTCCGGGAAAATTAAGTTTTGTTTTGATAGGGCGAACGAATCAACTGGAGATAGAAAATATTTTAAAAAATGAAATCACAGAAGTGTTGAAAGAGTTAAAGGACTATGAATATCAAGGAGACATTGTAGATGAATGTGAGTAAGCATACTGCAGAACTAATAGCAAAGATTGTTCAAGAAAGTTTATCCCCACCGGAAAATTTAACAGTGGCAGAATGGGCAGATAAATACAGAGTACTATCTCGTGAAAGTTCCGCAGAGGCAGGAAAGTGGGATACCAATAGAACTCCATATATGCACACAATTCTTGAATGTATCACGGATATTGAAACTAAGAAAATCACTATGATGTGTTCTGCACAGATTGGAAAAACGGAGATGTTGTTAAATGTGTTAGGACGATATATGCACTTAGATCCATGTCCGATTTTATTTGTACAACCTACTGTGGATGATGCGAAATCTTTTTCCAAGGAAAGAGTTGCACCTATGATTCGAGATACCAAAATACTAAGAGAATTGGTAAAAAAAACAAATCGATTTGAAGAAGGAACTGTACAGGAAAAAAGTTATCCGGGAGGATATGTGAGATTTGTAGGAGCCAATTCTGCATCGGGGCTAGCTAGTAGACCGATACGAATTACTTTGTTGGATGAGGTTGACAGGTTCCCTTTGTCAGCAGGAAAAGAAGGGGATCCTGTCAAACTTGCAGAACGACGGACAAATAATTATTTTAATAGTAAAAATTTGAGAGTGTCTACTCCTACTGACGATGCAACTTCAAAAATTCAACTTCTCTATTTGGCAAGTTCACAAGAAGAATGGAGTTTGCCATGCCCATATTGCGGCAAATATCAAGCATTGGATTTTGAGCAAATGAGATATAAAGATTTAGAGGAACCTGAGCTAGAATGTAAATTTTGTCATAATTCAGCACAGGAAAAAGAATGGAAAAAAGAAAGACAACTCAATGGAAAATGGATTGCAAAATTTCCAACAGAAAAGGAAAATAGAGGATTTCATCTCAATGCATTAGCTTCTCCATGGTTAACATGGAAAGAAATTGTAAAAGAATACTTGGAAGTGAAGGATGATGATTTTCAATACAGAACTTTTATGAATACTGTTCTCGGAAAAACATTCAGTGTAAATTTAGAAGCTGCTATGGATTATGAAGGATTGTATGAGAGCAGGGAAGAATACGGAGCTGAATTACATGATGATATTGTAATTTTAACAGCTGGAGTCGATGTACAAGATAACAGATTAGAAATTGAAGTAGTTGGCTGGGGCTATGGATATGAAAGTTATGGAGTTGTGTACAGAGATTTTCCGGGTGATCCGGGTAAAGAAGATGTATGGTTACAGCTGGATGAATTTTTAAGAAAAAAATTCTTCTTCAAAAATAAGAAGTATTTAACGATTGCTGCTTGTTTAATTGACTCAGGAGGACATCATACAGGAAGCGTATATAAGTATGTTTATAAAAAAGAAAAACGTGGAATTTACGCAATCAAAGGGCAAGGAAGTTGGGGAACGAATATGTTGAATGGTTTCAGAAAAACAACAAAAAAAGGAGTTCCTTCCATAAATTTATTAAGTCTTGGAGTAAATGCCTTAAAAGATTTGACATATTCAAGATTATCTATTTTACAAGGCTCCGGGAAATGTCATTTTCCAAAATCATCAACACAGGGTTATGGCTTAGATTATTTCAAAGGTTTGACAGCCGAAGTGAAAGTGAAGAAATCAACACCGAGAGGAATAAAAATTGCATGGGAAATATTAGATGGACGAAGAAACGAACCACTTGATTTGAGAAATTACGCAACAGCAGGCATTGAATTGATTCCCATTGACTTACATGACAAAAAATATAAGCGAAAAGGAGAAAAAGCATGATATTTACAGAAGAACAATGCAAAGAACACTTAAATGCTTGGTTAGCCGCTGATTTAGCTGTTTCAAAAGGGCAAAGCTATACGATTGGGAACAGAGTGTTAACAAGAGTAAATTCTAGCGAAATAAACAAAAATATAAAGCTATGGGCGGACAGATTAGCACAAGCACAGCGAAAAAGCAAAGGACCGAGAACATATCAAATTATTCCGAGATAGGAGGAAGCTATGAATGTAATAGATTGGACAGTGGGATTTTTGAATCCAAAGGCTGGACTTGCAAGAATAAAGAATCGAAAGGCATACAATCTTGCAAAAATAGAGAATGGTTATTCTAACAAAGACGATCCTGTTTTACAAAATTGGTTGGTTTCTTCGGAGGGACCGGATACAGATATTCTGATTGGTTTAGATGATTTAAGAGCGAAATCAAGAAATTTGTATATGAATAATGACCTAGCAGGAGCAGCACTCAAAAAAATGAGAACAAAGACAGTTGGAAGCGGGTTATTACCAAAACCGACTATAAATTACACATACTTGGGAATTGATAGAGAGGAAGCAAAGAAATTAGAAAGAATTATAAAAAATAAATTCAATGCTTGGGCTCTATCTACAAATTCAGATGCAGCGAGAATGTTTACTTTTTATGAGCTACAATCGTTATTACAGCTAAGTTGGGTTATGAACGGAGATGCCTTTGCAATCCCACTAAGAAAAAATAGAAAAGGAATAAACATTGAGTTATGTATCCAGTTATTGGAAGCAGACCGTGTAATCAATCCACCGGGAGCTAACAATTACACAAAATCGGGAATTGAGTTTGATAAAAACGGGGAATTAAAGAAATACTATATCGCATCAAGCCATCCGGGAGATAACTTCAACTATGAAGTGAAAGGCTATCCCGCATTTAACAGTTTAGGGAGAAAGAATATTTTACACATCTTTGAGCCGGAACGAATCGGACAAAGAAGAGGAGTTCCTATTTTAGCTCCAATCATTTTCTCTTTAAAACAATTAGGAAGGTATAAGAGTTCAGAACTTACGGCGGCAGTTATCAATGCAATGATTGGGCTGATAGTAGAGAGTGAAGATGCCGAACAAGAAGGATTTGCAGGTAGTTTCGGAGTTCAAATGGAAGATGAAAATACTGCAGAAAGTAAGCAAGAACAACCTAAAATTCAACTGGACCATGGAACTTTAGTAGTTGGAAAACCGGGAGAAAAAATTAAGGAATTTTCTACTTCAAGACCAAACAAAAATTTTAAAGAATTCGTAGAGGCTATTTATGAAGAAATTGGAGCAAATTTAGAAATCAGTAAAGAAGTTTTAATGTCAAGTTTTAAAAATTCCTATAGTGCTGCAAAAGCATCTCTGGAAGAAGCACATCAAAGATTTCAGGTTTCAAGGAAAATTTTAGAAAGGACTTTTTGCCAGCCAGTTTATGAAGAATTTATTTTAGAACTGATAAAAAATGGAGATATTGATTGTCCAAGATTTTTTGAAGATGAATCCATTCGTTATGCATTTACTCGTTGCATTTGGGTCGGAGCTGGAAAATCATCTTTGGATCCACTCAAAGATGCAAATGCAAACATGAAGGAATTGCAAAATTTCACAACAAGCCGAAGTATCATAGCTGCTACAGGTGGATATGATTATGAGGAAATCTTTAGAGAGAGAGCGGAAGAAGAAAAAGAATTGGCTATTCTTGAAAAAGATTTAATCAAGATTCGTAAGGGGGTGAAAGAGAATGGCGAAAAATAAAAAATTCTTTGAAATTAACAATTTAACAGAAGGTGTTGCAGAAATTCGAATTTATGGGACGATTACAAAATGGGCATGGGAAGAATATGGAGAAGTGAGTTCACATAGTTTTGCAAAAGAGTTAAAAAACTTGAAAAATATTTCAAAAATTAACTTGAGAGTAAATTCCAGTGGAGGAGATGTATTTGAAGCAAATGCTATCTTCAATTTGTTGAAAAGTTACGCAAAAGAAAACAATGTGGAAATTATCGGATATATAGATGGATTAGCTGCCAGTGCAGCGAGCTTCTTAGTTTTATGTGCTCACAAAGTTATCATGGGGGTTGGATGTTTATTTATGATTCACAATCCTTGGACATATGTGAAGGGAAACACAAAAGAATTAGGACAAACGATAGAGTTTTTAAATAAAATCAAGGAATCCATTTTGGACATCTATGAAACAAAAACAAAACTCACAAGAGAAGAAATTTCTCAAAAAATGGATGAGGAAAAATTGTTTTCTGCAAGTGAAGCATTAGAGAGCGGTTTTGTGGATGAGATTAGTGAAATGAGAGATGCAGAGAATAATATTTTAAATGCTGCAAGAGAAGATTTTGTACAAAATTTCATTAATCCAGAAATTTTAAAGAATAAAGTGGAAGAAATAAAAAATAAAATAGAATTAAAAAACAATCAAGGAGGAGAAGAAATGCCAAAAAATTTACAAGAACTATTAGCACAATGTCCAGACTTAATGAATGAATATAAAGTACAAGTGGTCGCTGAAATTGCGAAACAGGAAGAAGAAAAAATAGAAGCAGCCATTAAAGAGGAAAGAAATAGAATTAAGGCTTTAGAGGATATTCCTGTATTAAATGAAAAGCAAAGAGAAATTATTGCAAAGGCAAAATACGAGGAAGCAAGAGATCCAAAAGACATTATGGCAGAATTTTATATGTCAAATGCAAACAAAGCTGCAGCAGAAATTCAAACAGCAACAGCGGAAGCAAGAGAAGCGGGATTGAACACCATTACACCTTCCGTGACAGATGAAGTAGAAGAAGGTGTTGTTGACCAATTGTGTGCAGCAGCAAAAAATATTTTTGATGGAGAAAAATAAGAAGGAGATGAGAATGGATGGCAAAGAGTAATAGATTTGAGCAACAAGCAGATGTGAGAATGTTTCAAGGAAGTTTCCCTGTTGAAACTTTGAATATGACATTGAAAACAAAAGTCGAAGCAGGAGATGTGATTGCACTTGATACGAGTGGAAATCTGGGAAAATATGATGGAGCAACTTATACAGATGTCTATGGAGTTTCTTATAAAACAATTGAGGCACCGGGGGAAGCAGTTATCATTTTAACTGGGGGATTAGTAAAAGGATTTTTAAAATTTGGTTCACATGAGAAAAAATTAGTGGTTGCATTAAGAAAAGTGGGAATTTTTGTAAAATAAGGAGGATTAAAAATGCCGGGATTTTATACACCAAAAACAATCAGAAAAGTAAGACAAAATTTAGATAATAAAAGAGATTTTTTAACAGAGTTATTTTTTTCAAAGTCAAATACAGTTACGACTGAAGATGTAATTTTGGAATACACGAAAGCAGGAGAAGCGGTAGCACCATTTTTGACACCATTGGAAGCAGGAAGACCTGTTTATAACAAGTCTAAAAAATCAAATATCATTAAAGCTCCATCCATTGGACCTGAATATACTTTAACACCAAAAGATGCATTCGATAGAGCTCCGGGACGATCCGATGATGATTACAATCCTGTCAAGCGAATTGGAGAACGAATGGCAGAAATTCTGTTAGATCAAGAAAATTATATCAAAAATAGAATTGAATTGATGGTTTCACAATTCTTAACCACAGGAGTTGTAAAATCAGAAGATGGAAAAGTGGGATATGAGGTAGATTATGAGTTAGGAAATAAATCAACATTAGATTCTTCACATAAATGGACAGCATCAGGAATTGATCCACTGGAAAGTTTGGATGAAATGATTTCTTCTGCAGAAGTGAATGGGTTGAAAACAGAAAATGTGGTATTAGGTTCCAAGGCAGCGAATTTATTAACAAAATCAAAAGGATATAAAGATGCAATTTCAAGAGATTTGCAAAGTGAATTCGTGAAAAAAGCGGTGCGGTTATATCCGGGAATTGTTTGGTTAGGAACTTATATGAAATTTGGAGTAGAGCTATTCTCATATAATCGAAAAGTAATTGGAGAAGATGGAAAGCCAATCCAATTGTTACCAGCTAACATGGTAATTGGTGGACCATCTCAAGGCGAAATTTTATATGCTCCAATTATATATATGGCTGATGGAATGGTTCATGTGAAGAAAAGATACTCTAATGTGGATACCACCAATCCAAAGATTGCAAAAATTACGACAGAGTCAAGACCGGTATTACAACCATGCGATGTGGATACTTATTTTTCAGTAACAGTTTGTGAAGCTTAATCAAAGAGGGGAGCTTTCCCCTCTTCATGGAAAGGAGAACTATGAAAGTAAAGTTTTTAAGAAATTATGGAGAATATAAGATTGGGGATATTGCGGAGTTTGACGGAGAGGAACTGGAATATATTTTCAACACATTAACGGCAATTTCTGTGAAAGATGATTTCGAGAGTGACGAAATTGAGGAAGAGCAAGAAGCAGGGGTTATGGTTGCATTCAATACAGAAGAAAATCCAACAGATGGATTATCAGAAGAAGAGTTGGAAGGAAGAGCTAAAAAAGCAACGGAAGAAGATCATGAGTTGAAAAAAGAAACTAGCAAGCGAGGAAAAAGAGGAGAAAAATGAATTTCAAGGAGCAGCTTCAAGAAGAATTAGAAATATTTTTAAATATGGAAGAATTCGGAGAAGTATTTACTTTGGATTCTGTTGAATATGTTGGAGTTATTGAACAACCAAATTCAGAAGTTCCGAAGGAAGAATATGAAGGGGTGATTCGTGAAGTTGATTTTATTGTATATACAAAATATCAAGAGTCTTTGGAAAAATATACTTCGGGAAAGCAAGTGTGGTTGAATAAAAGACTGCTAGTTGTACATCGTGCTTATGAAGAACAAGGAATGTTTGTGATGGAACTCGCAGAAAGGAATAGATTCTAATGGAACATTTTTTAGAAGTGAAAAATTTAGAAATGGCAGAAGCTATGCTGAGAGGCATTCCAAATGGAATAGAAAGAGCTGTAGCTGGGATAGTTAATAAGGCTTTAGGGAAAGTAAAAACAGAAATGAAAGCAAAAGTAACTTCAGAATATAACATCAAAAAAATGGAAGTGGAAAAACTGTTGGTTTTGCAGAAAGCAAATTTCTCTACATTAAGAGGAAGTATTTCTGCAAAGTCCTACCGAACTCCTTTATCAAAATTTATAGGCACATATAGCAGAAAAAGCGGTATAAAAGTAAAGGTAAAGAAATCTGAAGGCTTCAAAAATCTTCAAGGGAAGGAAAGACTCTTTGGGAAACCTTTTATTGCAAATGTAGAAACAGGACATGAGGGAACACAACATATGGGGATTTTTCAAAGAAAACAAGAAAAAGGCAGATACCCTATCGAACAGCTTTATACTGTCAGTATTTCTGAAATGTTGGGTTCAGAAACAGTGTCAGAATATGCAGTAGAAAAAGGACAGGACTACTTAGAGCAAATTATGGCAAAAGAGGTAGATAGAATACTGAAAGGATATGTAAAATGATAGATGTAAGAATACTAGAATTAAGCATAAAAACTCTCATAGAACCTTTGATTGAAGGACAGTTATATGATGTCTATCAAGGAGAAAAAAGAGAGATACAAATTCATACAGGAATGTTACCTCCGGATCCGGAAGAAACTATAATTCCGGCAATAACAATTAGAACAATTAAAGGTAAAAACTCACTAATGGATAAAATTTTGACAGTGATTGTTTCTATTGGACTTTTTGATAAAAATGCTGAAAATGGATATATAAAAATTTCAGTGTTAACGCAGAAAATATTCGATTCATTGTTGAAAGTTGGAATATTAGAAAATAGATTTGAAATCCTGCCTGAAGCCGAGTGGAGTCATCCGGAAACACAGCCATATCCTTATTATTTAGGGTTTATTAAGTTAAATGTAACGTATGAGAAAGATTACAGAGAAGATTATAAAGATTGGCTAGATGGAGGTGAGTGAGTTGGCAAAAACAAAAAAAGAAGAGGTTGTAGAGGAAAAAATGTCAAAGATGTACATAGGTCCTACAATTTCAAAGTATCATTTGATAGAAAACAGTGTTTATTTGAATACTTATCCAAACAATGTACAACAAGCCATAAAAGAGTATCCAATTGCAGCTAAGTTATTTATAGATATAGAAAAAATTCATAAAAGAAATAGTGAAAGAAATAGAATATATTACGGTTT